AAAGAAGAAACTCACTAAAACAGGTAGAACTTCTAAACGATATCTTAAAGAAGTACAAACTTATATAGTCAATGATGCCAAATGGAATTCTGCTATAAAATACTGTAAAGATAGAAAATGGAATTGGAGAATTCTGACAGAAAAGGACATTAACATCTATTAACTGATATAAATACTATACTACACTATGGTAATTATATTATGGTAAAAACTAATACGGAGTAAATTTTATGAATAAAATATTAGTATTATTATCAACTATAACCGCGTTGATATCTGGACCAAGTTTCGCTATGTCAGGACACTATGGATTAAGTTCTGATTATATGTGGAGGGGTGTATCACAATCAGATGGTAAACCTGCAATAAACTTTAGTTTAGAACAAGAGGTTGGAGCTGGATTCTATGGAGGAGTTACAGGATCGAGCGTTGACTTTAATGATGGCACTAAGATCGAATATGATCTTTATGGTGGGTATAAGTATAATAGAGATAAATTTTCATTAGATGTAGGATATATGTCTTACAGATATGATGCAAATTCAGACTCTAGAAACTTTGAAGAAAAATATGTAGTCCTTGGGTATGATGCAATAAGTATTGGTCATGCTTCAGGTATGCATGATGCGTTAGATTATGATTGGGTAGATTTAAAAGTCCCATTCATTGACTTCGCTGATGTTACCTTACACTATGGAGATTATGATGGTGTCAAAGATAAAAGTGTAAACATTGAATACGCACTATCAGACACAATGAGTCTTGGGGTATTAATACAATCCAATGTTAGAGATGATCACATCGCCGTCGGTGATGCTGTATCAGTACATTTTAAAACAGTATTCTAGGATTAACAGATGGCCGGGAGACTTTTCGATAAATTAGAACAAGAAGCGTTCAGAGCAGGAATAGCTGCAAGAACAAAAGCTTCTATGGATTGGTTTCAAGCCAATGTAAGTAATACAAAAGTTTCCCGAAAATCTTTAATTGGAGACGGACCAACTAGAGCTCGTCAAGTATATGGAAGTATGTATCATTTTCAATATGATCCGAAAACAAAAAAACAATTACCATACTACGATAGATTTCCATTATGTATACCTATACAACCCGCTCCTGATGGATTTCACGGATTAAACTTACATTATGTTGCTCCAAATATTAGAGCACAATTTTTAGATACTTTAATGGACATAACAAATAACGATAAATATGATAGAACAACTAAAATGAGATTAAAATATCAAGTAATGAAATCAGCAAAGAAAATGAGATTTTTTAAACCCTGTTTTAAGCATTATTTATCTAAACACATTAAATCTAGATTATTATTAATAGAGCCCGCAGATTGGGAAATTGCAATATTTTTACCAACCGAATCATTTAGAAAAGTTAGTAAAGATAGTGTATGGAAAGAAAGTAGGAAAAAATTCTAATGAATATAAATCGTTTCATGGCAAATGTAGACAATATGGCTAGAAGTAATAAGTTTAGCGTAAACATATTTGGACCATCGGGTCTGTCAACACAATATAAAGATATCTTAGGAACTGGCTTATTAGATTCGGCTAGAATGGCTATGGGTAAAACTCATGTATTGGATAGAAGTACAGAAGGTATGTCAGACGAGGAATGGGAGAAAAGTGGTCTTGGTGCTACATATGATGGAGTTACTAGTGCAATCGCCGCGCGTGATGCTAAAGCTGTAGCTGGTTTATCTAGAGATGAATATATTGATGAAGTTGTTGCTGTAGCCAAACCTATTAGGAGAAAGTTAGAGTGGACAATGGGCAAAAATAATTTTAGTATGAGAGGCCTCCGTTGCACAAACATCACATTACCTGGTAAATCATTTATTACAACACCACACACTAATTGGCCAGGTGGTCCTAAAACAAATCGTATTCAAGGTGTAGATCATGAGGGTGGTCTTATTCAAATGACTTTTTTATGTGATCATACATTTGAAGAAAAAGAAAAACTTGAATTATGGCAAGAATACATTCATGATGATGCATACTATTATCAATATTATGATAATATTCATGGATCTGTTCAGATTCAACAAAATGGCCAAGACGGTCTTCCAATCTATGCAGTTGAATTAAATGAGGCATATCCACAAGCACTACAGGCACAAACTTTAGACGCCGCCTCAAATGATGTTCAAAGACTTACAGTTACTTTTGCATACAAAAATTGGACATCATCTTTCAGTAGAACACCAAC